AGACCGCCCCCGAGTCCACCAACAGTTGTAAAAATGTAATTAGGTTCATTCTGGTAAAAATCTCCTACGTGCTTCAGCTAGTACCTCTTCAAGCGTAACAGAAGGTGCAGGGCCTGTATCGGCACCCAAACCTTTAGCAATCTTTGTAACGTCTACATTAAGCGGGTTAGCTGCGTCTACCGCCTCTCTAACTTTCTGCTTAATCTCATCCGTTAATGCTACTCCTTTCTTTTCTAAATCTTCTATTACATCACTTGCAAACCGTACGCCGAAAAAGGTCGCTACAGCACCACCAATAACAACGGGTGTATTTGGGTTGTTAAGTAAAGCAACGACATCATCGTGACGACGTTTGGCATCTACTGCTTCCTTCTGTAGCTTTGTGACTTGTTTTAGAGAGTAACCATCTGGTATGAGTGCGTAAGGCATCAGATGACACCTGTTTCTTTTGCTGTAAGATATGCCAGCACCACTCTAACAAGTAATTGTTCCACTGTTCTGCTGTCATTAAACCAGTCTGGGAGTTCGACATTGTAAATTGTAGTGCTCATTTCAAGGGGAACGGCCTTTCTATCTGAGCTTGAATATCTAATAACTTCTTTACAGTATAAGGAACATGAGATTGTTTACCGTGATCTAAACGATCTAAAATTAATCCCCGCATATTTTTTATTATTTGATTATATTTACTATTTACTTGTGCTTTAGTTAGTTTCTTTTTTGGCATTAGTGTATTCTCCCTGTAAAACCAACAGTTTGATCTCTGGTGGTACTAGCACTGGTTATGATTACCTCTACTTTGGTAAAAGGAGGTATTATAAGATCTACAACGTTTTGGGGATCATACGGACTTGGTCCTAAAGAAACCCATTGCTGTATTATTTGACTATCAAATTTAATCGTATATATCATATCAGTTGTTTGATTGTCTGCATAATTGCATATCATTTGCCCAACAATATATTCACTACCTGTTGTAAAATTTAGGTACGTTGTCCCTCCGCTTGTTGCTCCCACTACCCCACTGTATGCATAAACGTGGTTGCCAACATAGTTTAGGCTTGTACCTGTACCAGCGGGGTTAGTTCCCCCACTGACATTTGGTGCACCACCGCCGCCTACTAGAGCCATTTAGACTCCTAAGCGAACTGTGCTGTAACTACGATATCTATTGCTGCGGCAGTTGTTACTGCGACGGCGAACTCACAAGAGTTACCTGGTTGTACTGCTAGATCCGTATCGTATTGGACAAAGTTCTGGTTAGATCCTGTGGATGTTCCCATTGTCATTTGTCCGCCACCAGCGAATACTGCATCTCCGTCACGCATTGCGTTACCTGAGATTTTAATTAAACTACAGAACTCTTCGCCTGCTCCATCTGCTGCACAAGCTATTGATAAGCTTTTGATGCTAGAAACATTTGTAGGTACTGTAAATGAACTGCTTACGCTAGCTCCTGCTAAGTTATCCAGGGACTGGAAACTAGTTGTTGCGCTTAGACCGCTTTCAGATCTACTTACTACTATTGCCATATTTTATTCCTTAGGCCCTCAATTTGAGCGGACCTATTGCTCCTAATATTTTGGATCCTCCGAGACTTGAGACAACTAACTTAGCTGCTAAAGCTCCTGCTCCAATTCTGACCATTTGGTCTTTGTTAGTTTTGAATGCGTTACTTAGGGTTTTCAATCCGCCCTGGATGTCGCCTTTCAAAAATGACTGTGATGCTTGTCCTGCGTCTGCAGCGTCTAGGAATGCTAGACCTGCGCCTGTTTCAATTAAGTTAACTGAGAAGGATCGCTTTCTGCGTGTGCTTCTCTTTCTGCCTCGTCTTACTGCCATATATTTCTCCATTGTGGGGGTGTTGCCTACGGGCACCCCGAGCTACTCAGTTATGAGTATCTATTTATATTTGAGTATGCGGTCTTCGTGTTCCTTGATCACAACCCAAAGTGCCTTTTGACCACACTCTTTACATTTCTTTTCTTTAGGGGGGTTTAAAGCCTGGCAGTCACGTTGGTCGCATTTCCAGTAATCTCTATAAATATCTAACTCCTTTAACGGTTGATACTCAGATAGTGCCATATTTACTATATGCGACATAGTGTATCCTTGTTTGTCTGCAAGTTCCTGGACAAATCCCAGTAGCTTTTTGTCTATACTAAATGACTGTGGTTGTACTGATTTTCTTGGCCTTCCCATTTATTCACTTCCGTATTTTTTTCTTCTTTCAACATTTGCTAAATATGTATAGCAATGTTTGCAATGTAATTTGTCATATGTTTTTGACGGATCTACTATATGTTGTTTGCAACGTTTACAAATCATAATTCAATCTCCAAAGGAAAAGCGATCTGTTTTAATCTCTTTTCTACTTTCTTACTTGGTTTGCTCGCCATTAATGCTGACAGTGCTAACACTTCTATTATTCGATCCAATCTTTTGTTTTGTCCAAAGTTCATGGTCTCACCATAAAAGACATTACAAAGTCAGTATATAATATTATACTTATTCTTAGAATGAAAGAAAACACAAGTATTATAATATAAAAAGATGTACTTAATACATATATAATATACGTATATTATTATATTATTGACTATTTTAACCCTAGTTTTTCGCTTTTCTGGGACTGTTTAGGGGGGGTGTTTTGGCTTTCTGAGCCAACTAAACCCCCTAAATTGCCCCTTTTCATCATGTACTCGGCTACAAATCCCATTAATGGGTTGTCTCTAGTTAATGCTTTAATTGTTGTAGCACCTGTTGCATCATCTAATTTTTTAGAAGCTGCTCCAAGTGAACCAAAAAAAGAAGATTGAAATGCTTCAAGTTTATCATGCATGCGATCTTCTATCTCATTAACAATAACCTCTAGAGCTTCCATTAATATTTCGTCACTATCTTCTGATTGAATCCAAGTCGTCCATCGCTTCCTTGATAATTCTGCGATATAGTGAGATAAAAAAAAATAAAAGACAGTCCAAACGATGGCGTAAGCTAGCAGTGTGTAGGCATCAATTTCCATAATATATCACTAATCGGGTCGCTTTAAGCCTAACTCAATAAACTCTCTGCGTTTCTTTAACGCGGCAGACTCGGCAGGTTTTTGTGAGACCGCCCCCGAGTCCACCAACAGTTGTAAAAATGTAATTAGGTTCATTCTGGTAAAAATCTCCTACGTGCTTCAGCTAGTACCTCTTCAAGCGTAACAGAAGGTGCAGGGCCTGTAT